GCTACGTGCCAGCCGGAGTCTCGCTGCCCGTTACGCCCGCGATGCCCGCAAGTCTCGCCGAGCAAGTCGCGACGGCGACCGTCGAAGATGAAGAAGAGACGCCGGTAATAACCAACGCCGTCGTATCTGATCCGTTGATGATCGCCGCACAGCACACGGTCAACTCGACTGGACGCAGCAGGTTCAACATGCAGGAAGCCGTCAACTACCTCGCCGGAGAGTTCGTGATTATCACAGAGCAGGAAGGCATCTTCTACTCAATGACCAAGCGGGCTATGCTGACGTCGCGGGTCATCGACGACCTGCTCACCCGCTATATGCCGCTGAACGCCAACCATGTGCCGACCAACGCGACCCTGATCATGCGGCGGTACGGCGTCAAATACACAGTCCAGTCGCCGGGCTTCCACCCGACGGCGCCATCGATTTACAGCGAAGGAGGAACCAGTTACGTGAACCGCTATACCGCGCCCCCGCAGATGATTCCAGCGCTGCCGGCGGAGATCACGATGCTCGATATGTTCTGGGCCTACATGTTCCCGAGGCCGGAGGACCAGCAATTCAGCCAGTATTTGAGGCAGTCCTACGGCCACCTGGTTCAGCGTCCGGAGATCAAGATTGAGTCCGCGCCGCTGATCATCGGGCCGCCCGGCACAGGCAAGACAACGCTAGCGCATGAGGTCCCACGACGCCTGGTTGGCTACGCCAACTCACAGCTGGTCAGCAACAAGACGCTGCGCGGCGCCTACAATAGCTACGCCGGCAACAAACACCTGCTGTACTTCGACGAGATCCATGTGAACGGCAAGTGGGACAGCGACGATATAGCGAACTCCCTCAAGAACTTGGTGGTCGGGTCCGTGCTAGAGGTACACCCGAAATTCATGTCGCCATTTGAGATCCCCAACAGGGTGTTCGTAACGGCTACTTCTAATTACAAAGACGCTATGAGCCTAGCATCCGACAAAGAACGCCGGTGGGGTGTATACGAGCACGTCCCGCCAAGTGATCCGATCGCGAAGAAGCCCTTCTTCACTCTGCTGTATAGGTGGATGAATTCACCGCGCGGCCCAGGTGTGTTGCGGTGGTACTTCAGCCAGGTCGACCTCACTGGATACAGCCCGCACGACTCACCGCCAATGACCGGCGCCAAACTCGTGATGGTTGACAAGTCACAGATCAAAGAAGTGCAGATCCTAACAGCAGCGGCGCGCGACGGCGACGCACCGTTCGACCGCGCCGTTGTCTCGAACGAAAAAATCAGGCAGTTCCTGCATTCCGAGACCGGCAAGACATACTCCGGCTACGACGTCCGAGAGTTCGTGCGCAAGGCGCTCCCAGATGTAGTCGTCATGAAGAAGATACGCACAGGGACAACGGTGCTGCGTTCTATATGCTGGAAAGATCAGACATACTGGATGGACCCCAACCGCACAGTGGCTGAGATCAAAAAAGAAATGAGCTAAGGTCTATCCCAGCGCGTGGCTTGCTGCACTTGCTGGTTCTTTGACGGCACGTTGTTTTCAATCTTCATATCACGCTTCTCAGTACCGCGTATCTCACCCTGCTTAATTGTCGCCCCAGGATTGCGCTCGTTGAAGCTATTCTTCCGCTCGTACGCCGCAGTCCTTTCGTCATTGGTCGATGCATTGACGATGGCACGGATGATCGCCGTGCGGGCGAGGGCCTGCCCCTTCGTAATTTCTGTGCTCACGTGTCCTTTCTCTGTCGCATCAGCTGCACTCGCCGGCTGCAAGCCAATCACCTTCTTCACAGCGTCCAACCCGGACGGCTGCGTGATTGGCACCCCCCCGCTATTCAACTTCCCAGTTCGCGCCATCTCCAGGGCCTTCACTCCGTCCTGGTACATCTTCACAGGCACAGCTTTGTTGATCGCCCCCAAAATATTGCCATTGAGCAATTCCCCCATCGAGCCCATGACGTTATTTCCAAGAAGCTGAACCAACGCTCCGCTCTCGTCATTGACGAAATTCTTCCACGAGTCCTTGTCTAGCGACAGCAGGTCTGGCGGATCATGAAACGCCAGGTTCGCAAGGCCCATGCGCTCCTGCACATCCACTCCCAACGCGTCCGCGATCGGCCCGCGCGCGAGCGAGTTACCCGCCGTTTGGCCGAACGTATCCGTGAGCCATCCATGGATCGCATTCTTCATGTCCCACGTTTCTCCCTCCTGATCAAATATCTTGTGGTACGCGTAGAACAGAAGCCGCACAGGCTCCAGCCCCACCGCGCCATACACACCCGCAAATAACGCCTGCCCAATCGCCATCCCGCCTAAAGTTTTCGCTGCCTGCAACGACCGAGCCTTCTGGTCGGTGTCGCCCCCAGCTCCCTTGATCACCTCCGCTATGTTTCCGTACGTCAAATGCGCCATCGCTTGCACGTAAGTTTTCATCATCGTGATTGTGTTGCCGCCGGGTATCCGATTGAACGCCTGGAAGACCCTCGGCTTATTGGCAGCGGAGTAGTCCGCGTGGTACTTCTCCACGTCGTCCGCGGCTTTTCCGAGATCCCCATTGTTGAGTTCCAGCGACGCGAGCGCCGTGCTCGTGCGGTTGAATGCGTCCGCCATCGTCGGCAGCATGCGGGCGTAGTCCATAACTTTGAGGGTGTACGGTCCTGTGCCGCGCGCGATCTCACTGAGTTCGTTCGCGTATCCGTGGCTGATCACACCGCGCTCGTGCAGTGTTTTGATGGCGTCCGCCCATTTACCCATCGTGGGGTGGGAGGCGATAGCTTTCTGAATCGCTTCTTGTATGCCCTCCGGCGTCGGGTCCCGGCTAAATTGCTCACGCGCAGCTGTCCGCACCGCCGGCCATGTCACGGCCCCCATGCCTTTAGACATCGCGCTCCACGCCTTTGCTTGCCCATGCTCACCGGCCAGGCCGGGGATGGTCGTCGTGAAATTCTGCGTCATCCAGATCGCGGCGTGCGCGGGCGACGTCAGGTACGCCAAGAATCCAAGGCGGCCGGTAGTGCGGTTAAACGCGCCGCTCGTGTTCATCTGCGCGTCGCTGGCTGCGCGGGCGCCGAGGGTCTGTACGATCTCACCGCGCTTGTATGCAGTGGGTTGATCGATGTTCTCATCCTTAGCCATCGTGCGCAGACGGGCCATCGCCTCAGCTTTCTGGAACATCGTGCGTAGCTGCGATGCGTGCCATATCGTGCTGGAGCTGTAGTCAGCAAAGTTTTGCCGCATGTCCTTGGCCTTGACACCGGAGAACCCTTTACGCGTCAACTGCGAACCGGCACTCGCGCTACGCTGCGCTTCCATCTGCAGGTAGGCGCTGTGCAGGGAATCCACTAGCGCGGCAGTTCCTTTGTCAGCCCCGCCTCGCTCGATCTTGTGGATCGCCGACGTCATTAACTCCTGCATTCCAGGCGTAAGGGACTTCGCTTGTTCATGGTCATACACTTTTGTCGACACCGGCGGCGATTCATATCCCGCGGCGCGAACAGCAGCACGCGCTTTCTCAGCCTCAGTGCGCCCCTGATGGAACGACACGTGGTCAATCTTGTAGTCCACTACCCACTTGCCGCCGCGGAACTCGGCCTCTGCGGTCGAGTTCGGTGAGACCTGTCGAGTCTGCTCCGCAAATTCTTCGGCCGCCTTCTGGGTGGGAAACACCTTCCCGGTGTCCGGAGACTCCTGAGTCGCTTTGACAACGTACTCACCTTGGCGACCGAGGTGAACGTATTCACCCTGAATGTCTGAGCCAACCCACGACTTCAACGCATCGGCGAGCTTCTTGTTGTGCTCCCCAACGTCGATCAGCTTGCCAGGGCCGATCAGCCGATCGTAGTCCCCGGAGTTTTTGGCGCCGGCCAACAGGCGCCGCTGGTTCTCATCCACGGTCAGGTCAAACCCCTCAACGGCCGTGTCCACTGCTGCGCGGCGCTGCATGGCGCGCATAGTCTTACTCGAAGTAAGAGCGTCATTGAAGACGCGCTCCGCGGCCGTAGAGAGACCCGCATATCGTCCCTGCATCTCAGCGTGCCGTTCCGCGAATCCAGCACGCTTGCTGGCAATAGCGAGCTGCTGATCCGCGGCTTCGCGCGGGTCGATCTTCCACAACGACGTATCGCGCAACAGCCCACTGACTGCCAGATTATCCGCGTTGGATAATCGCATCCATGCTTTGACGACGGGGTTCGATACTGTCCGCATTTTGTGCGCGAGCGAGTTACGATCCCACTCTGCCTGCCGCAACTGATTGATAGGGTTCGTCCCGTCGTCATGACCAAAGAAGCGTTTGCTATCGCGCAGAATCTGTCCCACGGACTTAAGAGCGAACACCGCCTTGCGCCCCAGGTCGACGGCTTTGCTGTTCCCCAACGCGTGCAGTCCATTGCGCACAGCGCTACCACCATCGCCGCCCACAGCTTCATTGACTGCGCCCTGCGCTCGTATGATCTTAGGCGCCCCCAGCAGCGTGCCCCTCTCTTCCTCGATGTCGTGCGACTGCGCGGCGGCATGCTCGTCCATAGAGATCGTCCGCCCACCCTGCTGCGCCATCGCTCGTATAAACTCAGGGTCATGATTCATGGTCGATAGATGGAACGTCCCGGTTCCGTAATACTCCGGGAAATTCACACTCTGAGTCGCCGCCGTATCCTGGGCGAGATCCATGATGTGCAGCGCCAGCTCGGGGTTTTTGTATCCCATGTGGTCTGCGATCGCTTTGACTATTTTCATCAGCAAGCCGGGGATACCCTTCCGCGGAGGAGGGATCTCCTCCCCGGGCTGCGCGTGGTCTTCGGACCGAATCACTTCTTCCAAAAACTTCGGATTGCTGTGCAGCTCAGCCATCATCTCGTCGATGTTTTTCAGGCCGTACAGGTGCGAGAACCGTCCGTCGTTTGGTATATAGCTGTTGGTGATATCACCAGTCTGCAGATGGTTGATGTGGCTATAGAGATCCGGGCCATATTTGACGGCCAACCGGTTGGTAAGAATAGACAAGGCCGAGCGCAGCTGAGTCGCCATCTTTCCGTTGGGGTTGTTGTGCGTCTCGTATAGAGTCGCTGCGTGCTCACCCTCGTGAAGGATCGTGTTGATGAACTGGTAGCCGGTCGTCCCACGCCGGCCAGTCGCATCTTCTCCGTCGTTCAGCCGCAGCTGGATCGAGGGGGCGTCGCGAGCGCCGACGAACATCCCCTTTATGACCGATCCCATAGCCTCAAAAGTATTCGGATTGACGGTCGTCGACTGGATGAACGTCGGCACGTCCGGCACTTTGTCGCGCAGCGCGAGAAGCCGCTGGCGAAGATCCCCGTTGCCGGTGGGAGTTCGAGCGTGGTCAATCAAGTGATCAAGGATGTCGTGGAACGACATAGGAAGGCCGCTGTCACGCATTGCCTTCATCTTATCCAGCATACCGGACTGACGCAGGCTCGTCCCCAGGTCGTCCATGGCCTTGCCGGCCGCCATAGTCGACTGATGCCACCGGTTCAGCATGGCCCGCCCTAAGCCGGAGGTAGTGCTCGGCCGGTACACGCGCGAGAAGCCTGCCCCACTGCTTAGCTCCTTGCGCTGCTGATCCGAGATCTCATCGTCGGGCTCCTCTTCGTCAGAATGTCCGCCAACACGGGCCTCCTCACGCATGTCCGTGACGTGACGCAGGTAAGCGTCCACGGCAGCAGCGATCTGATCGGCCGGATGGCCGAGCCGCGTAGCGACTTCGTGGATGTGCTGCGTCAACGCGTCTTGCGCCTTCCCGAGGTCCTCCGGTTTCGCCTCGATGGCGCGCTGTATCAGAGTCTTCGCCCTATCAGCTTCTTTTGCAGTCGCAACTTTGTCAGCGCCAGGGCTCTGCTTCGGTTTCGGTGCGGGCTTCTCTACCTTAGCCTCTCCGTATCCCGCTTTCTCCAGCACGCGGGTAGTATCTCGTCCGGATATATTCAGACTGTCCATAATCTGAAACGGCACAGGGCGCACACGTCCAGCTTCAACTTCGGCTTTAACTGCCGCGACCGCAGCAGCCTCAGAGATGAACTTATCGTTGCCCAGCATCACGTCGCCGGGCGCCTCTATCTCATGAGCTGACTTGTTCAGCCCCACCATAGTTGCGTTGGTGGCTGCTTCCTGCGCGTCTGTCCTATAAATCGGCTTCTGTTTCGCTGTCTTAGCGGCGAGCTTCTCCTCCGCGGACTGCACGGGCTTCACGGGCTTGCGCGCTGCCTCCGGCTCCCGTGTCTCGTCCCCGGGCTGCGCGATGTCCAGCAACTGACGAGCGGCCTTGTGCATCTCTTTGACGCGCGCGGTGATCAGCGCATGCCCAGTCCCCTGACCCTTGTCCGTCGCTTCCTTCGACTTGTTAGTGAGCCCGATCGCTTTGCTGGCGGCGTCGAGCGCGCGCTCAGCTGCATCCATCTTTGCGCCGACGGCGATACCGCTCGACGTCACCTGTTTGCGGGCTTCGCTGGCTGCGGCCTTTAGCACTGTCGCAAAAGCAGACGCATTGTCCTGTCGCTCTTTGAGATTGGTCGCATTCTTCCGCCCAGGGGCGGCGGCCTCCTGCTTCTCGTGCGTCTTCAATGCGCCGGGCAATTGCTCAAGCGGGGTGCCGGTCGTCTTCGGCGGCTCCGCTTCGTGCCTTGGCTCTGCAGGTAAGGTTGTGGTACGAACGCGCTCCGCGGGGACGTCGTACCCGGGGCCGGGCATGCCGCTATCGTCCAGAGGGCGCACGGTGAGCTTCCCGCCGGAAGCCTCTCCCATGATGTGAACCGGGACCTCTTTACCAGAATCTGTCTTGAACATGCCCTCCTGTGCTTTATCGGGCACCTTGGAGGCAATAACGGGCTCTTGAGAGCCCGCAGGCGCCGCTGGCTCGGTGCGACCGGTATCAGGAGCAGGGGCCGTTTCCTTCGGCGTAGCGCCCTCCGTAGGATTCCGCTGCCGCCATATCTTCGTAGCCTGTCGAGCGCTGACGCCCTCCTCGCGGGCGATCTGGTCGATCTCGGCGTCGTGACCAGCTGGCACCGGTCCGGACGCTGCGTCCTCACGATCCTGTGCAAGCTGCTCAGGACTATGAACAGCGCCAGGCGCGGGCTCTACTGCTGCGCGGGCTGCCACGAGCTTCGCGTTGGCGGCATCTGTCGATCGACGAGTTCCCTCACCGGTTGCGACGCGGCGCTCCTGCTCCTCGAAGCCGGGTGCGCCAACAGAGGCAGCCTCTTCCTTCTCCGCATTTACTGCGGAGGTGCGCTCCTGAATCACACCCTCGGGCGTAGTGACGATAGGGATCTTGCCCTGGTCAAGCATGCTCTGCCGCGCAGCTCCGACGGCATCGGGTGCTACAGCACGCTCAGTCGTGATTGCACCATTGCTGACCTCACGCCCCTGGACCACCGCCGTCTGAGCTGTAGTCTTACCGTTGCCGGCGTCGGTGTATCGACCGACCACAAGCTGCGGGTCCTCGGTCTTAAGCTGCGTGCGCGCCTTCACAGCGTCACCCTTAGTTTTGAGGATCAACATACCGACATCGGGAATATCCACAGTACGGTTCTGGGTCTGCGCCTGCATGATCTGATTGCGCACGGGCTGAGCGTCTTCGTGGTCGGGCGGAAGATCAGACAAATGCTGACGCGTGTCATTGGATATCAGCACGCCGCGGCGCGGTGTAGCGGGGTTTCGCATGTCTACAAGCTGCGAACGAATCTGCGCTGCGGGCTCAGCGGACGGTGTATCCGGCACCCCCTGGGGTACATTTCGATCACTCGTTTGTGCCTTAGAGGGTGCAGCGGAGACGCTGTCCGGCGGAGGCGGCGGAATGTCTTTGTCCGCTACTGGTTTCGGAGCGACATCAGCCGGCTTCGGGGGAGGCGGACCGCCGGGACCGGGCTTCGTACCAGCAACTGCAGCTGTGTGCTGCGGCATGAAGATCGAGTAGATGGCGTCCTCAATATAAGTCGACGCGGTGGACACACCCTTCGTGAGGTCAATGTCATTAGCTTCTTTCTCGTTCCCGTTGAACGCAAACGCAGCTTTCTTCGTCAGGTCTTTACCAAATTCAATCACAGCCGTTGCAGGGATAGAAGTCAGCACGCGGCGGATCATTGCGGTCGGAACTGACTTGGCCACGCCCTTAAAGAAATCAGACCCGATGATCTTCATCTGCGCAAGACTGGCAAGCGCATCCACGGTTGCATCAGTCATCGCAGCATTGGTGTCCATCCCTTTGTCGATGTTGTCAGTGACGGAATGAAAGAACGAGTTGCCCACCATGAGGCTCAGTCCGGGCAGCCCCATCCGTCCATAGGAAACCATCTCACCGGCACCGCCGAGACCATGTGCTACAGCGCCAGACCCCTCGTCTCCAACGAACGATCCCTCCTTTGGAGTCCATCGCTCAATCCCTGGTTTGAGAATATGCTGATCGAACCAAAACACGGGGTCGGCAACCGCATGAGTCTCTTTACCAGTCAACGAACTCCACGCAGCGTCAACTGTATCTGCGACTGCGCCTGTAGCCAAAGTGGCGATGTGGGCCGCCCCGCCAACCATGCGGAACGGAACGCCGGAGACTTCGGGCACGGAGCCCTGCACCAGAGCCTTCATGAACCCAAAGAAGCCGGGGTCCTGCGGCTTACCGTATGGAACTATTGGTGGCTGAACATGCGGCGGCGTATCTCCTTGCGCGCCGGGCGGCACAGCAGCTTCGGCAGCGGTCGGCGCATCGGGCGCACCTTCAGCAGCGGTCGGTGGCGGGGCGTAGTTACCACCTACGTGATCAGGGAATCCTTGCGCGCCTTGCGGTGCGGAAGATTGGGATTGTGTCGCCGACTGATTGGGATCGTCCGTTGATCGATTAGCCATGAACCGTCTGACGTAAGGATCTTGACGTGCTGCTCCGGGGGCGACCTTTTCAGCGGCGCCCATGCCATGATTATAGGCGTAGGCAGCCATCGCTGGATCACCATCGAACCTATCAAGACCCGCTTTATACAGGTCTAATCCGCGCCCTGTGTTCCATGTCGGATCTAAGGCGTTGTCTTCCTCACCCGGGTGGATGTTGGTATCGTTGATTTGAAATAGGCCGTGGTCGCGCGTGCCGTTTTTGTTTGTGTTGACGGCATCAGGATTGCCGCCGCTTTCTGTCATCATCAATGCATTCGCGTCGCCGGGATCAACACCGCGCTGTGCTGCGGCGCTCGATACCGTAGACGCGATCTCAGGACTAACAGAACGCGTAGCCGCTTTAGATGAAGGCGAAGCGGGTGGGCCACCGGGCGCAGCAGCTTCAGCAGCGGTAGGGGGAGGAGGGCCGCCACCCATGGCGTGACGAGACGCGGACTCACCGCCGCTCGCTACAGCGCGGCGATACTCAGCATCGCCGGCTGTTTGAAGCTGCTGGACTATACCCGGATCAATCCCGGTTTCGGCCGCGGTGGGCGGCGGAGGAGGGGCGCCGGTGGGATCGGCCATTTTACCCTCCGTTGACTACAGAATTCTCAGTGGAGTCGTCGCCGGAATCACCCGAACCGCCCTCACCACTGGACTTGCCTCCGCCAGATTCGATAGCAGGACCTGCGCCGTCATCAGAGCTGACGTTGGCCGTAGTCCACCCATGAATGTAATGGCCGTCCGCCCACACACGGAAGGCGGCGTGATCTTTTCCATCGTTCCCTTTCGCCATATAGGTGACGACGTTCTTCTCAGGATTTTTGGTCTGAGGATTGATGTGCGTTGTAGGATTGCCGCCGTTGCGGGCTGCAGCTTTGTCTTCTGCCACGAGACGAGCACCAGCTTCGGCCGCTTCCTGGGCCGTCATACCGGAACTCACGTTGGCGGCAGCGATCTCGCCAGCGTATGCCTTCACCTGTCCGCGGTCTGCCGCACTGAGGCCGGCGTACAGCGGATTGATATTTTTCGGGTCGCGGTATGGCTGGTTGCCGTGCGGGTTCGCCATCATCATCTTCCCTGTCGGGTCTGACGGATCTGGGATCAACGCAGGCGTTGTCACCTGCTGCCCCTGAGACTCGTCATCCACAACACGAGATGCATTCTGCTGGGCTTTCACCACGTCAGACGGTTTTATCTTCACCCCGCCGCCAGTGTTGGTAGCCTTGTCACGGTAATAGCCGGACTGCGCTTCTCGCAGATCAGCTTGTGCTTTGGTATCGCCAATGACGGACGGAGTGCGCGCCTGATCGTCGAGCATCTTCCCGAACGCTGCCTGTCCCTGCAGCACGCGACCTTGGCCAACTCCGAGAGCACCCTGCGCCTTCATGAGGTCAGACTGAGCCGAGACGCCCATCTTGTACATGCCCTGCATACCGGTGCCAAACGCAACCGGGTCCTGCGCGGCCTGTCCCATCGCAGCCAGTGTCATAGGAGTGACAGGAACCTGCTTCGGCTCGTTGGGGTTGCTGTGTCCAGGCATACCATAGAACGGGTTGTCGACAATGAAAGTGCCAGGCGCGACTTTATTAGTCGTCGCTTCATCAGCCGTCGCCTTATGCAGCTCAAGCGGCTTACCGTTTGGAAGATAATAGCTTGCAGCCTTCAGTGACTTCTCAACCTGATCCTGATCGCCACTCTGCAACGCAGTCGTGGCGCTCCCGATCCACTTCAAATATTGACCTTGGAAGTGTGCCGTCTGCAGCTGCGTCATTGACTGATAGACCTGATTGCCGTCCATGCCGGCGTTCGTAGCAGCACGAGCTGCTTTCCACTTGGCGGCTTCCATATCCTCCCAATCTTTGTGGGTCAAAGACTCAGGCGTGCCGGCCTGTCCAGGGACCTGAGCTGGCGTCGATCCTGGTTTCAGCGTCGCGGCAGCGTCGCCGGCAGCAGTTGCGGATGCTTGCGCCTGCGCGGGGTCAGCTCCGGAGGCTATTGCCCCTTGGTTCGTTTTCGCGGCAACACCAGCAGGCGTGCTCGGGGCGGCCGTCGGAGGCGCGGCCCCTTGTCCTGCGGGCGCACCTTGCACTCCTGCGACAGGTGCAGCACCGCTGGGCGGCGCGGCGCCGGGGGCGGGACCTTGAGGCGCGGGCGGCGCGGCGCCGGGAGGCGGACCACCTGCGCCGGGCGGCGCGGCGCCGGCTCCGGGAACTTGAGCAGGGGGCGCAGCCCCGGGCTGGGCCGGTGCAGGCGGGGACGAGGCTGCTGGCTGAACGGGCGCTTGGATGGCTTGCCCTTGGCCGGCGACAGTCGACCCGCCGAGAGGTTGAGTATTGATATTCGCTTTGTCATCTAGGGACTTCCCATGAAGCATGTCGAAAAACTTGCTCACGTGATCGTGAACAGCACCCATGACACCGCCACCGCTCTGCTGTTCGTCGTCTGTTGGAAGTCCGTTGGCCTGACGATAAGCATCCCGCTGAGCCTTCTCCTGAGTGCTCTGCGCATCTTCAATAGAGTTACGGGCTTCGTGTTGACGCCAGTTGTCCTGGATGTTCTTCATCACACCCATGCCCTCTCCCATGCCACCGACGAAACCAGTGCCGCGGGTCATCCCGTTGTTAGACGCCGACTGAGCCGGCTGCATAGGAGTCCACGCCGTACCAGCTGGCGGCATACCAAGAGAACCAACCTGACCACCGTCATCGTAGCCCTCGACCACACCGCCGGCAGCGTGGCCTAGCACCACAGGAACACCAGATTCCGGACCGCCGCCGTGAACGAAGTAGGCTTTCTTCGCCGCGGCTTGCGGATCAGGCACAGAGCCGCCGCCGTCCATGGTGAGCATCTGCCCTTCATCCGACGCTGGCGTGATGCCTTGCCCCATGGAGCGACCGGGGGAAGCCTGGATCGCACCACGCATAAACGCGGGGTGACGAGTCATGGCACCAGAGTTCATACCAATCACCGGGCCACCACCCTGATAGTTGCGCGCGCTGCCAAAGTTCGCCGGCAGCGGGCCGGTTGGCGGCATCTTGCTGACAGGCGTCACAACACCGCCCTTGGACATTTGAGTCATCCCGGTCTGCGTGAAGCTAGGCTCCTTCTGCGGCGGTTGCTGTAGCGTGGGCGGCTTCATAGTGGGGATGCCCATCTGCGGTGGGATGTCTCCCCTACCACCGCCGGCTCCAGAAACGTGGTGTAGCAAAGGCCACAGAGGATGATCCGGGTGCGACATCGGATGCGACGGCACTGGGCCGCCACCAGCCATAGCAGCAAGACCTGTCGACGCGGTCGCGGAGTTCAAGTCGGCGCCTGCGTTGGCGTCGCCCATCTGAGGAGTCAGGTTATTGTTGACGACACCGTTCCCGGCAGGACCCGCAGGCGAACCACCGGGGCTCATCATTCCACTGATGCCCTTCATAGCCGCCTGTGCAAGCGGGCTCGACCCGCCAGACATGGCGCCGGCTGCGCCAGCAGCCCCCGCTAAAATTCCTGCACCTGCGCCCATGTTATTGCATGCTCACGTGAGGAGGGTGGTGGATCGGGATCGCGCGGCGCAGATTCGCCTTCTCGCGTGTCTTGTCAATCAAGCGATGGAAGTGGTCATTGCCCAAATGCTGCACGACGTCGCGCGGCATGACGAACTCTCCCGGCGTGAGAAGCGCGGGCTTCGTGTCAGTCGAGCCCGGGATGGGGCTGGTAGGAAGCGCGCCTTTCTGCATGACCTGTCCGCCCGCGGCGTAGTCCGTAGTCTTGCCGCCAGCCAAGAACCGCGTAGCGTTCGGCACATTGCGCGGACGAGCAGGCTGCGGGAACGGAGGCGGCACGTAGCTGTAGTTGTCCACCACACCGCCGTTCGCAAATACAGGAATGCCGCGCGTGAACGTGATAGGTCCGCCCTCTTCCATCATGGCGGCCATGCCAGCGACCTGACCGATCTGCTGCATCTGAGCGGCCTGTGCGGCAGCAGCGTCCTGGTAAGACGTCTGCTGATCCTGGAACTGATCCTGCACGCCGGACATCGAGTTCTGATTCGCCGTGTTGGCGACGCCCAGCATCGAGTTCGCTCCCGAGAGGTTCTGCACTCCGGTCGCGCCTGTCTGGTTCGCAGACTGTTGACCGCCCTGCGCGATCTGCGCGCCGGTGGCGGCTCCCGAGGTCCCGGCTGCGCCCACGCCCATACCGAGAGTGTTGGCGGTGTTCGCCATGTTGAATGCTTGTTGCTGGCCTTGAATGCCGGCTTGCGTGCCGGCGTTGGCCGCGGTGGCGGCATTTTGTACATTGCCAGCAGCCTGTATTGCGCCACCGTGGATACTTGCGGGATCTACACCCTCGGCCGCGAGGGCAGCGGCGTTGTTCTGCTGGCCGGCTTGATTGGCCGCATTGACGTTGCCGATCGCCTGACCCTGCAGTTTCTTGATGTTTGCGTCGGAGCCATACGACGACGCCTGCTGAGCTTCCTGCGCCTGCAGAGGCTGAAAGTTCTGCGCGTACGAATTCATATTCGAGTTGGCTTGATTGCTGATCGACGAAGCGTTGGCGTTCGTCGTGCCAAGCGTCGACTGCAGGTTCGCGTTGGCGTTTGTGTTATACGCGTTCGCGGCATTGGTCGCCTGGGCGCTATTGGCAGTAGCGGTCCCGAACGTCTGGTTGGCCTGCCCGATCTGGGTGCCTAGTGAAGGGGCTGATGGGGGAGTCGGTCCGCCTGACATGATCGCTGTTTCTCCAGTGGTGCTACCCACTTACAGTCTTTTTTTATTAGAACCCCGAACCAGAGATCCGGCGTCTCACCTACCGCTTTGAAGCCGAGGCGGCGACCAAGATTCAATGACTTAGCGTTCGACGTCTGGATGATAGCATAACAGCGCTCGTATCCCCACTGACAGAACATCGTCCAGAAGACTTCCTGCAGAAGCGCGCGGGTATACGGCCGCTCAGTGGCAGTGTGCAGAGCACAGGACTTCTCTTGAAAGCTATCGAATCCGAAGGCGCTTACGATCTCGCCATCGACTTCGCGGGCTATGCTGTGAAAGTCGAACTGTCGAGGAAGGCCGGAGCGCGCGTGCATCCACGCCTGCGTTCGCGGGTCGTTGACGATCAGCTTATCCACTGCGCCGCATGAAGGCCGGCTTGCGCTGCGGCAACGTCGAGCTACGCTGGCGGGCCGCGCGAGCAATGTCGGCATTGGCGAAGTCCTTGCCAACACCCTGCGGTATGCCGAGCGTGCTGTGCCCAGACGCCGCGGCGAACATAGCTTTCTGCTGCTGTCTACTTACCGTCGGCATGGGGGATTACTTCTTGGAGTTCTCGGTCGAATCCAGCCAGTCGGCCAGCTGCTCGCACGATGGTGCTGAGAGCGGAACTGATGTCGACTGCAGGGCTTCCTGCAGGCACTTCGGAAACAGCTGCGGGTCCGGCGCCGGCACGCGCGCCGCTGCTTCCAGGGCGGGAGGCTGCGGGCAGTCGGCTACCGCCGTTGTTCGGGTTGTGGCACACGAACACAGCACCAACAGGGTGAGCGGCAACGTAAGCATCGAAACTTTTCTGAGTAGCATCGCGATCTCCAGCAGCTTTGTCAGCTGCGGCTTGTAAGGTAGCAGTCTGCGTTTTGACTTCCGCATCGAGGGCGCTCTTAGCGCGCGCATCAGCGGCTTCTATTTTCTGCTCGCCGATGTGGCGCTCATGAACGGTGAACGTAATACCGCCAATAACTAGCACGGCAATGATGCCGAGGTAGACCCAATCTCTGAACGGAATAAGGCTGAGCATTAGTGTCGATCTCCGTAACGTGCATCAGTATAGAACTTAAAAATTAGGCCGGCAAGGCCAGCCATCATTGTCTGAGTTCCGCCAACCCACGCGGTAAAAATCGGCGTCTGTGACGCAAGCGGCAGGTGCACGAAAATCAGAGTTGTGTAGATCATGTACCACATGAACAACCCGCCGTATCCGATCAACACCACAAGCGCAGCAATGTGGTGCGCTACCACGATATTAGCTGGCACGATCGTGCCCACATTGGGTACGGCCACCCCATCGACGGTTATTTCGGGGCCTGTCATACCACCACTCCCGGGTAGGCACCCCAGAGCAGGTAGTCCGCAATCCGCACAACGCGCCCCCGACCAACTTCGAGGACCCACTCGGGAGAAGCAATCAAGTGATCGTGCGCCGCCTGCCAATCCTGCGTTTGAATCGCAGCTCGCGCCCGAGGGAACTCGGCTGTCCAATGCTTGATCCCTAGATTGAAGACGCATTCAAGAACGGCGTTCTGCCGGCACGGCGTATTGAGCATGCGCCACTCGGGCAGCCCGTTGCACTCACCCTGCACGATCATTAAATCGGATTGAAGGTATGCGTCGGACTGCACCGGCGAGATTGTGTAGTGCGACCAGTCGCGAGACTGATCCAGCAGATGACCAACGCCGATAGTCCAGTTACCAAGGCCATCCGTGTAGGCAGTCAGCTCCCGGCCCTCCGCCAAATTGAGATCGGATATGAGGCGAGCGTCCATTAGGCGGCCGGCGGCACAGGAGCAGCTACAACGACAGTGGCGGCAGCAGCAACTTCGGCCGCAGTAGCGGCGACCTTAGCAGCTTTGGTAGTCTCAGTTTCCTTGGCGGCAGCAACAGCAGTGGCGGTCAGCGCAGCAGCCTTAAGGGCTGCAATCTCGGCGGTCATACCAGACATCTCGCCCGTCATTGCAGTCAAACGCCCGTCTGTGTTGACACTGATCGTCGTCGCCAAATTGTGGTTCTTATTCCCGAACCACATTGCAACAGCAGAAAAAACAGCGGCGAGTGTGGTGCCCGCCAAACTAAAGATCGCCGTAGCGTTGGCAGCGAACCATGAAACAGCCGCTGGCTCAGCAGCTACAGTTGCGGCAGCAGCGACCGGAACTGCGACGGCTGCGGCCTTCACCACTATCGGAAGGGCTGGGGTTGTCATGTGCTCTGTAACTCCTTCGCGGTCTCGCTGATCGCCAGCGAGTAAACAGGTGTGTTCCCAATGAGAGTAACGTAGTAGCCGTCGCTCTTGATACCCGCCGGGAGCCGGTAGATTCGCTCGGTTCGCAGGGCGCCATTGAACAGCTCGATCCAGGCGGATGATATCAAATCACGGCAATAAACGATAACCGTAGCCCCGGCGGTCACGTTTTCGAGCTGCGACATCTCATACAGCTCGGAGCCCCCAATAGGGTTGCGCATCTCGGGGGGCGGAGAATAGCCAGCGGGGTCAGAGAACCCGGGCTCCTGCAGAGTGCGTATGCCATTGATAACCGGGCCGTTGATGGTGTTCAGCGGGCTGAGGATGCGGCGGGCGTTGTAGGCCGTGTACAGCGCCAACATGGCCGGGCTGACGGCAATGACGCCGGCGTTGAACTTCAAACGCATCGCACCCATGTTGACCGGCTTTGGAAGGTCAAACGTCTTCGAAGTCCAGGTGTACTCCAAAGGGGTCGTATTGAGCGGGTCCCACAGCTGCACCTGATTGTTCGTGACGAGGTAGACGTCGCCGGAGTAGGCGTCGATCTGAATCGCCTCGACGTTCGAGAAGCGGTCCGTAGTGGACAGGGGCGTAGTAGGGTCTGTAGGGCTGAAGATGAAGCCGGAGGCCGTGGTGTCAAAAGCGACGTACTCCACGCCGTATGGCACCGCGTAGATGGTCGTCGGGCTGAAGAATTCCCGCCACTCTTGCCGCGTGAACAGATTCCGAGTCACGAGCTGCGTGTAGCCGCCGGTGTTGAGAATGATTCCCTGCGGGCTCGCGTAGTAGACACCGTTGACAGTCGTCGCAATGCTGCGTCGGCTCACGCACGGATCGATCGAATCCAACTTCTGCAGCGTGACGTTCGCCGGGTTCATACCCTCCGCAAAATAGGGGTGGCTAGTTGTCATGATCAGGATGCAGTTATTGTAGATCGCGAGCCCCACGATCTCTGTTTGACACGTCTGGATGTTCGTCACAGGCCACGCGTGTGGCTCATAGGGCTGCGACATCCACAGGTCTCGACCAGAGAAGCCCACCAAGAATCCGCCCGGGTGCGCCACGATTCCCTGTAAGGTCGCGGGCGGCGGGTTGTAGTAGATTGACGGGATGGTGTAGTTGAGGCCGACGTCCTCATCCAGGGCAGTATCGATGTAGGTGGACGTCCCGTACGCAATGTCCGCCACCCAAAAATAGGACCCGGCAAGCGAGCGGTAAATGCGTGTCGTCGTGAGGTTGTACCACGTCGGGTTCGAGACGGCCGTCTGAATACCGCTGAGGTCCCACGCGCCCTCAGTGTTGCCGGTCGCTAGCGTTGGCGGGGACGGAGCCCCTTCTTCGCCGTAGGCAGAAACGAATGTGTAGACGTAGGCGCGGGTTTCGGACTCGTCGGCGGTGGCGGCCGGGGGCGCGATGGTCGGGGCGACAGTAGGGGCTGGGATGCCGAGTACCCACGGTGCGTCACCTGCGTTGATTCGAGCCCGGGTATTGTAGGCGGGCGCCCCACCGAAGGGGGTGAGGGTGGCGTCGCCGGTCCAGTAGTAGCGCTCGAAGCTGTCTTCGAGGACGGGGGTTCGGACGAAGTCGACGCCTGGGTCGGGGAAGCCGATCCACTCGTCGTCCGCTCCGATGGGGATCGGGGCGTCCACAGATGCCGGGAGCCGAAAAGCCCGGGCGATGTTATACCCGAGTTCGGCTTGGTTGAAATCGTAGATGACCGTCGGTTCACAGTAACCTCGCAGCTCGCCGGAAAGCAACTTCGCGTTCGCGGCCGTAACTGCCTGATTCTGTTGCAGCAGGCGAGCCGAGAAGCGCGGTGCAAGTCCCGAGAAGTTGTCAATTTTTAAGAGAGTCATGATGCCATGACTCTATCACTTCACGGGCTGAGCCGCCTGGGGGGCTACGACACCATCGGAGTGCGCGGCAGGGCCTGCGTTTCCGGGCTGCGCGGGCGCCGTCTGTGCGAGCTTCGCGACACGAAGTACGTCAACCGCACTAACCTCAGCCGGGTCCAGCGCGTCTATGCGGGCTCCGGCCTGCACGCGGTTGTGCAGTTCGACGAACTTGTTCACAAGGGGCTGCCGCTGCATCGCGTTGATGTAGCTGCCCACGGGGGAGTTGATCACCATCTCCAGCAGAGTGTGCATCTCTGCCGGAGTTATAGATTGAGTGGCCATTATACCAGTCCTATTTCACCTTCGGCCTCGAACACCAAGGTCGTCACTACGCTGGCTGTGCCGGTGAGGAAGTCAGCCGGTTCAAGACGTACGCGACCGTACCAGTCGACATAGCTGTTCTGCGCGACAGAGTAGCCATTGAAGGCGAACTCAGTGCCTGCCGCCGAACCAGCCGTCGCGCCTATGTACAGGGAGGCGTTGGCTGCGCCGGCGCCTTTGTTCACGATGCGGATGTGGGTCAGAAGGATGTACGGCTGCGTCTGCGTATAGCCGATCGGGCCGGCCAGAGAGGTGATGGTCGAATTGACGAGGTTCGTGGCGGCGGTAGGCATCGCCGTCGGTCCACAACGTAAGGCTCGGTTTTGCATGTTATTTTCCTCTCTGAGGCAGGTAGTTTATGGCAGAACGGTTAATCTAGCAAATCTAGGCTAGATACCACTTGGCGTTCGTTCCGTTGTATTGCATTCGGATCGGGGTTGCGCTCGTAATTGTGGTCGGAACAGTGAACGCATAAGTCGTCCCGGCACCGAGAGTTAGTGTAAATAATGTGATCGTCTGGCTAGTAGTGATCAGCATCCTCGTCCCGTCGTTCAGCTGCCCAGCCGAAGGGAGCGTAAGAGTAAAAGATGCAATCGTTGCAGCAGGAGTCATCACCACGGAACTGACGCCGACATCCACGGTGGCGGAACCAGTAGTAAGAGGAGCAATTTTCAGGGTGCTCGAATCACAAAATGCGCCGGACAAAACCAAAGCGTTGTTGTGAAAGATCGCGACAGGAGCAGTGGCGACGGCGTTTGACGCGTAGATGCTTATCGGGTACGCGGAGTAGATCGCTCCAGCGAGCTTTGATCCAGATCCATACAATCCAAAAATCGAGCCTATCGCGAGCTGCGTAAGACCAGCGGCACCGTGAAACGCAACGGACTGATTATCGCCGTAAAACAAGCACCCGGTCGTGTTGAAAGAAGCTGCAAAAATTCCGTCTACACCAAACGCAACCGGGTAACTGCCGCCACCATAGGATTCAATATAGACCTGCCCGCCCGTCGGACCGCCTGTGAGCGGCGCCCCGACATAGGTATCGTCAGTCACAAGCATCGCTATGCCGATACCTTGAGCATTTTCTGCTTCAAGAGCGATGTAGTTTGTGGTGGAAATTCCTAGCGTCTTGAAGTTGAAAACAGGATGAGTAGCCCCGGGAATGCGAATCGTCGGCATCGCACTGAATGTATGTACTCCGGTCCACGTCGGAGCAATTGTCTGATCAATCGCAAGACCGGCGTCCGCGCGCATATACATGTTTGAAACGCCGGGAGCAGCCGTCAAATCCACCAGCATAGTCGTGTTCCCGGGCTGAGCCTGCGGAAAACTAAAATGCGCAGTCTCATCGAACTCGTTGTCCGCTATCAAATAAGGGCCGACGTTTCCGACGGCGCCAGCGATACCAGCAACACCAGCAGCGCCGGGCACCCCCGGAACAAGCAACAAGTCGTCGACGTCGTCTGGGTACAGGAACGGCGCGATCTGCCCCGCGGGGCCTGCTGTGCCGGTCAAGCCGATCGGACCGGGTATGATCACCGCATCGTCAACATCATCTGGCCACTGGATATGCGCCTGGGCGCTGGCCGGTCCTACAGCTCCTGTTACCCCAATAGGGCCGGGGATAACCAGAGCATCGTCAACATCGTCTGGGTACAGGAACGGCGCGAGCTGCCCGGCGGGGCCGGCGGTGCCGGTCAAGCCGATCGGGCCTGGAACCACCAAAATGTCATCGACGTCGTCGGGATACAGGAGTGGAGATATAGGTCCTATGGGACCGACGAGACCACGCAGGCCGATCGGGCCGGGGATAACGACGGAGTCATCCGGATCGTCTGGCCACAGATGTGGGTTCGCGTTCGTGCCAGCGGCGCCTGCAGCTCCCGTGGCACCAACGGAGCCAGGGACAAACAGCGAATCATCCGGATCGTCCGGCCATGTGACAACCGGTGAGGATGCGCCAGCCAGACCGGCAGCGCCGGCCGCACCCTTCGCACCGGTAGGTCCTGGAATAAGCAGCGGGTCGTCGGGGTCGTCCGGCCAAAAGAAGGCCCCGTTCTTACCAGCAATGCCTGCGGCCCCTGCAGCACCAGTAGCACCCTTCAGGCCGGGGATCGTCAAGCCGTCCTCACCGTCGTACCCATCAAGGCCGGGGCTGCCACGCACCCCTGGAGCGCCTGTAGCGCCAACCGTGCCGGGACCTCCACCGCCGGGACCAGAGACGCCGCCGATCACTCCGGAAACAGGATTGGCGACCGCGCCGCCGGCGAGCTGCAAAGCACCGTTAACCATAGTGGCAAGGCCGAGTGCCACCAGCTCATTCGCGCGGACATAGCTGAAGCCGGGATCGCCGCGCTGACGAGACGCGACTTCAATAGATTCTTTGACCTGACGAAGAATGGTCGCGTGATTAGACCCGTCACTGGTCGGCGTTTGAATCGCCGAAACAGGGATGGGTATGGTCCGCGTCGGTGTAGCCACCCCCTTCGTCGCCATGAATCACCTCTTAGGTTTTCATGATGAAGAACAGGCCGTAAAACGGCGGCGCCGTAGCGGTGAACGTGTGCGTGTGCGCGGCAGGCGCAACAGTAGTGGGCGTGAATGCCACAGCGTTCGGGGCCGCATTCGGAGAGCCCGCGTACGAAACTTTAGTGCCGGCGCCGCTGCCCATAAAAAAGTAGGAGCCGGGATTCGCGAACGGCGGATCGCCAATAATTGCCACGCCGCTGCCGTCCCAATAGTCGAACGGATGCTTATGCACCGGCAGATTGCCGGCCACCAACACCACAGGATTGACAGCTGGCGCACCGCCGGTAGTGGCATTCGTCGTCCCCGAGACGTTGCCGACAGTGCCAAGACCGTAGCTGGCGCCGGCGCCGACGATGAAGTGGTTCTCAAGATTGGGCGTCTGATTGTTGCCGTCGCAGATCAGATAGCCCGCGGGTATGGCGTTGCTCGCGCCGCTCCACATGAGGACCATCTGCGACGCCACCAAGCCGTATCCCACGGGCAGATTAGATTCAATATTCGACTTGGTCAGGATCGGGCTCGTGCCAACCTTCGGGGCGCCACCTCCGGTAGGAACAGTGATCTGGTTGTCGGTTTCGCCAGGACTGCCACGCAGAGCGCCAGTGAACTCGCCTCCTTGAATGCTGCCGCCTGATCCGAGGGCCAAGACGCCGGTGAGATCCGTCGTCCCGTTCATCGTGTCGTTGCCGTGCTTCTGCAAGAACGACGCGAGAATTCCGGACGTCACACGCATCTCCACGCGCGAACCGGAAGCAAAATTCTGCGCACTGTAGCCTTCCTGGGCGCGAACAACCGTCAAGGTGTCGCCGCTGATACCCGTGCAGTAGACAACTTCAATGTTGCCGGAGACGTCCTCGATCGTGACAGCCAGCTGCTGATTGGCGCCGGGCGGCGGGAAATCCGCACCAGTGCCGGTCGACACCGCAATGGTCGTGTCCGAACTCGCTATGGCGCTGGCCGCCAACGTGGAGACATTGTCTTTGAAGAGAAAAAGTGGGGCGCTAGACATCGAGCTTCTCCTTCACGTTGTACACCACGATGTCCTCAAGGACCTGTCCGAGCGAGGTCGTCGCCTGAAACTGTACGAGGTACTGCTGCCCATCAGCCAGGGTGGGATTGGCGCAGCTCGCGAAGTACGCGGCCTGCAGAGAGGGTGCAGGCGCAATGGCTATACTCGTGATCTGGAAGCCGCCGGCGTTGACGAGGTCCGTCGGCGACGTAATGCTGAGCGCGACGACGGCCGTAAGAATTTCACCCAGCGCCAGCTCAAGCGTGTAATCAAGCAGATAGCGCTTATTCTCGATCGGGCCTTGGTTAAATCGGGCGCTGATGTTCACTTTGCCCTCACTGTCGTATTCTCTACGGGCATGTAAATCTTAGGGTTTATCGAACTCGCATTCGCCAGCATAACAGGCGCGAAGGCGCGGGCCAAACGGAAGCCGCCGGAGGCGTCCCCTCCGATCGGAGCGCACTGCTGTCCGAAAGCCGTCACAGACGGCACAAAGGTCGCCGTGTAGCGAGCGACGTTGGAGACCCGGAACTCGTCTATGTAGCTGTTGCTACTAATACCGCCTCCGCCGACGAGCGGGGATGACCCAACCCACACGAATCCGCCGGGCGCCGCGGTGAAGCCGCTCCAATCCGTAACTCCCAGACCGCTGTCCTGCACACCATCCAAATATAAATGCACGACCCCGCTCGCCCTCACAAGTGCGTAGTGGTGCCAAACATCATCTGTTACAACAGTCTGATGTTCGATCTGCGACCAAAAGGGGATACTAGGAGCAACGCCGATCGAGTCGGGATCTGATAAGCAAGCCAGCTGCAGTCCAATCGTGTTGCTGTAATCATCCGAGCTGCCGAAATCACACAACACCACACCAGTGCCTGGGCCGCCAATATAAAACCAGAACTCTATCGTGAAGTCCGGCGGCACACCGCCAACATCGCTGATGACATCAAGAGCGCTGCCCGGCACAACGGGCGTATTTACCCAGTGGTCTCCGGCGGAGTTAGGTGGCACGAGCTGCAGAGAGCTTGGTCCGAACTCCTGTTGAGCAACACTAATTGTCGGAATACCGACGTTACCTCCAAACGTGATTGGCCAGCCGTATGTCGAGCTATCATTTGTGACAGCGTCACCGTCCGCGCCATCGAAGTGCAGGAGTAGCACAGACGCAAATCCAAATGGGTCGCACGGGGTCATACCTGGAACCAGCCGCCGTACACCAGATTCGGCGCAATGTAGTAGTTGAAGCCGTCCACCACGAGCGGAAACCCGACGCCATCGGCAGAATAGTAGATCAACGAGGAAGTGCCGTCGACGCCGGTGTCAACATACAGCACGAGCGCAACGGCTGGCGTCGGCCAGAGAACAGCATCAAACTGAGGCAGTAATCCACTGCACACGCCATTCACCGAAAACTGCGACGCCATATAGGCGCCCAGAGCATTCGAGCGGGCGATGACTGCGCCTGCCGGTATATCGCTGACGTATTTGTCGACGTTAATTCGTGGCGCGTAGGTCGCATCCACGAGCAACCCGGAGACTCGAAGCAGCGGCCAGTTCCACACTTTTGTCGCGAACTGCTGACTCGCGTTGCCGTAAAGGAACGTCGTGATCATGGATCACCCAGCCACAGCGGGGGGATATCCGCCGTAACGGCGCGGCGCGAACGGCGGGAACTGAGCCGGTGTATTAACGCCGGAGTACGCGCGGTTCGCCTGATCGCGAGCGAGCAGGATCTCCTTGTTGTACATCTGATGATAGTCGCCCGCGGCCACGGGGTCGCTCCACGGCTTCCCCTTCATGCGGTACAGCCGCTCCATCGTGCCCCACATCAGCGCGTCCAGGTGTTGAGTTATAGCGATGTTAGGCAGTTTAGTCGTGTTGACCACCGGCAGAAGCACAGCGTATGCGTACAGAATCGCGCCGTAGTTCTTGTCGGGGACAGCGTACAGCTGCATCAAATCAGGGCGCATCATGAAGAACCGCGACGGCGGACCAACATCCGAACCAATCAGCAAGCGAGCTGAGGGGATGAGTGCCTGCGGAGAGTTCGAGCCAGGCAAGTTGGGATACAGCCAGGCATTAAGCACGAACTGGACCTGCTTGTATTGATCCACGGGATTCAGCTGCACAGGGTTGCTCTGTGAGCCCACGCCCTGTCCAACATTGTACGGACCGACGGTGTCGCGCCAGCCGGTCGACATCGTGTAGAAGTGCCGAAGAGTGTCCTGCAGCTCGCTGTTCACGAGGCTGTCCGGGATGGCCGGGGACCTTGTTAAAATCTTCGACACGATATAGGTAGTGGATTGTCCCGCAATCGCCGACGACGACTGCCCCACCCCATCCAAGGTAACTAAGGCCATGTCAATGACTCCTGCGATTCAGATACACAAACGCGGCGATCAACCCTTCGATATTGTCGCCTAACAGCGCAAGACCAGAGTTACATTTACCACACAACCACCCACGGAACTCGCCTGTTTTGTGATCATGATCAACACACAACGCCCTCTTACCGGGGGGCTTATGGCACTGCTCACACACCGCCGGAGCTGGGTATGGGGGCGTGGGAATTCCCACGGACTTCCATTGAATCTCGCGAGAGCGGAGGGGGTTAGCGAGACGCCAATCAGTCTGCTCTTGACGCAGTCGGTCACTGTGTTTCGCGTAGTGCCGACGAGCTTTCGCACGATTCGCTTCAATGTTGTCGGCGTACTTACGGCGGCGTTCAGTGTTCGTGGTTCGCATATCAACCTCCAGGCCCGGCGAGCATTTGCTTGAAGGAGGAGAGGAGCTGGGAAGATCTACCTTGGTCTGTAAATTCATCATCCCCTAATTCTAATCTACCGACCATGAAAAATACGACGGCGTTGAAAAACAGCCGGTCGTCGAACGGAAGCGGCGTCGCAGGTGCCTGCGCAAGATCAACTTCGGCGTCGTACGTCGGCATCGGGAGGGCTGCGTTCGCGAGAATGCCCTGCGTGAAGTTGCCTATCCAGGCGTCCGGGCGGTAGCGATACAGCTCACGCAGCGCAGTGTTGAACTGTGACATGACCTGATCTTGCGTGTAGCGGAAGTTCGAGCCGCCGACGCCCACGTCGTTGATCAGAAGGCGGACTTCTGTGAAGACGTCGTCGAGGCTCTTTGCTACGTTCGTAACCATGTTCGATCCCTCTAAGAAGAAAGGGGGCTGCCCCGGTTAAGAGACAGCCCCCTTGATCGTCAGCCCCAGGGGGCTATTCGATTACAGGCCCGAGTTGACCACAACCGCGAACCCGACCAACGTAGGATTGATTACTTGAAATCCCCAGACCATCAGTCCGCGCATCAGGGTGCCGAACGTGGACTCTGACCGCAGAGTTTCCACTTTCGTCATCTGAGACGCAAACGTCAGACCGAGCGAATGGCCGAAGTACACCGCAGTTTCCGTGCCCGAGCTGACGCCCAGACCACCACCGTTGGCAGCCGAAGCCAGCTCAGGATAGGCCGTGCCCGTGGCACGCGTGTTGCCAGCGCCGCCCATCGGGAGCAGGTTGGACACGTATACGGTGAACCGGTCGATCATGCCGAGGCGTCCGTTGCGGGCGATAGACACGGCATCACCGGTCAAATACGCCTGCTGGAAGACGCCGCGCTTGATCATCGCAGCTGCCCACGCCGGCAGAACGATCCAGCGACCCGTTTCCGGAACGCGCTGTTCGTCGAGGACGAGACCGCAGTCGATGATGAAGTCCACGATCTTGCGAGCGAATGCGATGCTCACACCCGTGTTGCCGGACGCGCCGGCTACGGAACCGAGGAACAGAGGCACGCCGGAAGTCGCCGCGGCGGTTAGCGTATTCACGCTGTAGCCGAGGTTGATCGAGGCGCTGAGCCGGCCTGCAGCCGTGCCCATGTTGGACGCAGAGACGTTGTTGCCGATCGAGTCGACCGTCAGGATGTTCGTGTCGACGTACACCTTCATCTGCTCGGAGGCGTTGTCCGCCCAGTTGCTCAGAAGGTCGACGTCGGACTGGATCTCCATGACGTCGTCAAGGACGGTATTGAAGTACGCGCCCTGGTTGATCGACAGAGTGACGAGCGGGCTCGACGGGCGCTGCACAACCAATGCCTGGTTGGCCGCGTACGGCTGAATGTTGATCGTCGGATGCGTGCGGATGTTGACGGTGTCGCCGAAATTGCGAATCTCACCCTCGTAGTCCGTCGAGGAAATCGCACCCAGCACGGTAGCGTCGTAGAACTTCTCTACGAACTTGCCGGACCAGATGACCGGAATGAAGACGCCTGAATAGGCGGGACTCGGCGCGGAGCCGAGATACGGAGTACCCAGTGGGTATGCACCAGCGTTAGCCACAAATCACCTCTCCCGAAGGAATTATAGTTGTTCTTGCTTACCGATTCGCGTGGATGTCGGGTCGGTCGGGTTTGATTCGGCCTTCCGCGGTAGCCGCCGCGATCTCGGACTGGAAGCGCTGGTATTCTTCTGCTGACACCAACTTCTTCCGCACTCGGGTGTAGAAGTTTCGGATCTCGCCTTCGGTCCAAACCTTCTTCGACCCACTACCTTCGGGAGTCACCGGAGGCTGTCCGCCTTGTGTTGGGGGGACTACGAGTGTCTCCGGGTCCACGATCGGGGCGCCGGGGGCTCGTGCCTGCTCGGGGTGTTCCCTTGCATACGCCTCAAAGATGGCCACAACACGTGCGCGGTCGAGGTTCTTGAAGGCGCTCGCCAGTGCTACGTGGCGAGTCACACCACTGAATATATCAACAATTCTCAGCCAGTCAAGAAAGTGGTCGCTTTCATTGATGACACGCCACTGCTGAACAGACCGGTCAAGGGCGTCCCAGATGGCCTGTTTGCGCTCCTCAACGCTCGCCGTCGCGTTCTGCACAGCGGCGTTTCGCAGCTGCGTCAGCTCAGCTTCGAGCTTGCCGATAGTCGGCTGATACATGTTCTGCGCGAGCCGAACCACGATCGGGAGCAGCTCGCCGTAATCCTTGATGTCGGCGTCTGTTGCGCCAAGCGACTTCAAGAAGTCCTCGGGAGACTGCGGGGGAGACGGCACCGTCGCGGGCGTGGCGGGCGCGGGGCGAGTAAGGAGGTCACGAACCAGCAAGGTGTTCTCTTCCACCTGATTGCGCAGGGCAGTCG